TATGTTTTAATTTCAATAATTCTTTATACATTATTTCAACCTCCTACCATTTCAGATAATATAGCTGTATCAATTTTTGCTTCTAACGTTGATGCTTCTGTTTCTGTTAATTTTGTGTCCATATCATACACATACTTGCGTGTATCACCTATTTGCTGTTTTACATACTCCCAACCTTTCTCCATAGATACAGAATAGTTGAACATTGTGTAAGCATTTAATTGTTCTGATTCTGCATTAATATATGTTTTTGGATAATATGTGGATAATGCTTTGAATACGGCAATTTCTTCTGGTGTGAGGTCTATTTCTTCTGGTGTTATGGTTGCAAATAATATACGAATAGGATTTTTTGATAAAAAATTCTTAAATTCGGTTACTGTAGAGATGTTTCTGTTTTTGCTAATTCTGATATATAACTGAAATACACTATTCATAAAGAATCCCTCACTATTTGTATTCGCAATTACAGTATTTTGCAAAAATAATTTATTGCTTAGTCCTTTGAAGTCTAACGCCATTACACCATTTAGTACAAAATTAGCAATATTATTTGCATTTACCGATTGCAATTCCCAATTTTCATCACCGTTATATTCAACCTTCTTGCACATCCTCACCAATTTCCCACGTTCTACATTCACATAATCCGCAATATACTGTTGACCATCTATTGTAACATTTCCACCAGATGATACTGGAATTGCATATAGTTCATAAGGCAGTGTAGCTTGTGATTCTTGATATGGTTTGAAATCTGTAGAAACAGAACCTTCTTCAACTTGTGGATATATCGTAAAATTATTTAATGTAGCTCCACTCGTTATTCGGCATATAAAAAAAGATATTCCGACATTGTTCTCAATATGTCCATCTTCGATTGCACACATTATTGTATATACATCACGTACCCCTAAATAGAATACAACATTTCTATTCCCACTTTTTTTGATAGTATACATCTTTCGTCTATCCAGAGGAATCCTAACTACATTATCATAATTTCCATAAATATAAAAATCTGTTTGTTTTGTTGCTGTTCCATTCATAGTATAAGTTCCATCACCGTTATTTACACAAGTAATTCCATCCTGAAATTTGGTCTGCGAGGTCACTTTTAACAAATTCTTTCCATATGTTTTAATAACAGGATTTACCACCGCTTTTATTTCTTGCGGATACTCTGGACTAGGTGATGGTTTACCACCTACATAAGGCTCATAGTCTAATAATGTTTCACCTTCATTTATTTGAGGATAGACAATAACATTATTCAAAGTCGTACCACTCTTTGCAATTTGCAAATAATAAAATGCATAACTGAATCCGTTAATAACAGAACCAGTTTCACCTACATCTTTCATATTTTCTCGTGTACCGACTTTAATAATAATCTTACTGTTTCCACTACCTCGAAAAAAATATTTTTTTGTTGGGTCTAATGTTCCAACTATTGTTGACCCATATGTTCCTGCCAAATAAATATCAGCAAAATCTTTTGTCGTTGTTCCATTCAACAAAAAAGAACCATCATCTTGCGGGGTTGCAGTCACTCCAAAAGCCGTCTGCGCATGTTTTGTTATTGCACCTAACAAATTCGTCCCTTTATACTGTTTCTGTTCAGACTTTCCATAAATCATTAAATCCTGTATTTTTCCATCGTCACTGTCATTAAGTACAGTATCGCCATTATTATTTGTATAGAATTTTGTGATTTTGTTATCATCTAACTTTTGTACGTTTCCCTTCAAATTCTTCACATCTTCTGACATTGCTATATAATCACTTGGAAATGTTTCTTTTATTTCTTTGCTGTAATCTAACAACTGCTGTTTTAACTGTTCCAAATAATCACTTGCTTGATATTGTTGTTCTTGGCTTATTTCTACTTCCAGACCTTCTAACACTTTTCCTTCTGCTAATGTTGTGTTCCATTCATTTGTTATATTTCCCTTACTGTCTGCTTTTACAGCACAAACGACAAAATAAATATTGCCTTTATACTGTGTTACTTTTCTGCTTAACTCCCAAGAGAAATAAACCCATTCGTCATTATATACTGATGCATCTTTAACAATATACATATCCTTTCCGCTTGGCATTCTGCTTGCATTTTGATAATTGATACGTAATTGTAACTTAGATAAGTCTACTCCATTTCCTACAATCTTAGGTACTTTGAAATATTTTCTTTCTGACTTTTCATCACTTTCTACACCAAACAATTCATCCTGCGGCATCATCTGAATAATTCTTGTATCTGCATCAATTTCAATCCTATTATCCATTGTACTTCTTGTGTCTGTATCAAATTCTGCAATAGATAATAATTCTTCAACGCTTGGCATTTGTTTTTCCCTCCCTTCTAAACTTGATTAATAATAACACTGTTCGTTTTTACCAACTGATTACCTTTTTTACCTGTAACTAATACCTCAAAATAACTGTTCTTTGTAACCTCTTTTGGTAACAGTACCCCTGTAGGCTCGTAAATGGCGTTATATTCAATTCCACCAAGAGTTCTTATAGTTATTACCTTAGCCATATTATTCCACTGAATATCTGTCTTTAAAACAATCCTGAGATAATTATTAGAACCTCTTACAATATTGCTATAGTCACAGCTACCTATTTTGCTAAGTGTTTGCTCTGATAGATTTAATATTATATCCCTCATACTCTACGCCGTCCTTTTCCACATATAACAAGTAATGTAAGGTTGTCTGATATCTCTATTTCCTAACTGTGAATTAGTTCCCGGTGAAGAATTATCCGTGCTACCATATATCGGAACAGTGTCCATTGCTCCCCACGAACCACCGAGAATTCCCGGTGCTGTATTTAAAAGTCTGTCAAAAACTACACCGTGTGGATTTCCTCCATTCGTATAACTAATTGCATTAATATTCTGTGGCGAACGTCCAATAGCGGCTCTTGCACCTGACAACCCATGTGTATGACCATTTACTGTATGAGAATGTGCTAAATTTAATGTTTTACCACCACCTGTTTTCTCAGATGCATTATAATCAGTATCACTTGCATTTACTCCTGTTGGTACTCTTCCACTTCCCCATACTTCCCATGTTCCACCCAAATATGTTCCCGGGTTTACATTTCTGGTTGTCATAATAATACGACCAATTGGAAACATAACATTTGCAATAGCTTTTACAAGGTTTTTAAGATTAATCCTTCCTGCTGTTTCATCTCCCAAAACAAAACAATCTTCTGCTTCTGGACTTGTTTTCTCAACTAAGTCTCTAACATATACACTTGATATTGTTCCCATTTTTTTAACCTCCTAACTTTCTAATTCCACTTGCTACTGTTCTTCCTTTTTGTTTTGTTTCTTCCATTTGTTTCGGTTCTTCTTTCTTTTCAACAAAAACAAATTCTGGCTCTCGTTCTTCCAACACAGCCAACGCTAATTCCAGCCCATTATAGATTCCACAACTATATTCGTCTGTAATGTTTTGTTTTTGCATATCATGCAATCTTATCAATTCTTGTCTCTGTCTTCTTACACTGAATTTGTGCAACATTCTACACACCTCCTGTATGCTTCATATTAGCCCCTATTTCAGACTTTCTTTATCCTGCTTTACTATTTGTCACTACCTCTTTCACATCAGCTACTGTGTACGTATCTAACGCATACCACAACGCACTACGTTATATTTTGTTGTGGCTTTTTATCCTCAACCTCTTATAGTTTCTATTCCTATAAGTCTAGCATACCTATTAACTTTTTATAGTTTAGATTACGAACTTTATATTTTCCTCTTACTGTCCAATTCTTTTGTATGGCTTGTGTAATGTTTACTTTATTGTCGAAAAATCTTCTCGCTTCACGATTTGAATAAAAATAGAATTTCTGCTTTGTTTCAATATCAGTTATAACAACAGACTGTATTTTTTGTTTTCTATTTATCTTTAAGACTTTACTTAAATCTGTACTATCTAAAATATAATATTCCATAACCCTTGTATTAATACCTCGAATAGTTCGATTTATTGTTTTTTCAGCTTCATGCAATGAACTGAACCTACCTATGTATTTCAATTTAAAATCATATACATAACATTCAGTCCCATGAATTCCCCACATATTATATTGTGGTATCGGGTTCTCCATATTGCCTTTTCTATCAGTCCATCGTAAATTATTGTACTTGTTATTCGTTTTATTTGTGTCTATATGGTCAATCTCATTATATTGTTCTGAATGTCCAGAAACAAAACCATATCCAACAAGCCTATGCACAAAACATTTTTTCCACCTTCTCTCACCTTTTAACTTTAAGGCTACTTGTTTATATCCTGTGCTGTTATAACTTTGTTTTAATTCCATTCCATTGTTTCCATAAACATTTCCATACTTATCTACTTCGTACATATCTAATACTTGTTCATAATCTTTTGCTAATGTATTTACTTTCTTTCTCTCATACATTACTGGCAAATCTCCTTTCTTAAATCACAATGGCTCGTGGGGATGTTATTGTTTCCTCAATCCCTATGCGTTGTGCGTGTTATGCGGCTATACGCTCCATAACTTCCGCTCTGGTCTGCAATCTCAGCCTTTCCAGTTTTTCCATCGTTTTATACACGCCTAGTCTTGTGGTATTGTTAAACGTGTGAGGGTCTATATTGAATTCATCATAAATAGCATTACCTTTTGAATCCTTCGCATATGTTAAATATTTGAGTTCTCTTATTGCGTTCTTACATTTTGGAGAACATACTATTTTATTGAAACGTTTGATTTTCTTTGTGTTCTGTAATCTACTTCCAATATACTTCTTACACCCATACATATTGAATCCTGATTGCCTATAAAACTGTATTGCTTTTGGCTCAGCACTGTCCGCACAGATAGGTTTGTTACACCTTCTGGCTCTTTGTGCTACCTTATATACATCTAATCTTTCAGAAAATTGTTTATCAGTTAAATGATTCACATAGATTTCATCATATATATATAATATCTTTTTAGCATCATCAACACAACATGAAACAAGAGCATTATAACTTTCCTCAAATCCAAAGTCTAAACCAAAGAAATGAAATTGTGCTGGAATACTATTTACAGTACTTACAAATTGTTTTGCATTTGTTGCAACCGTAAACTGTGGCAAAACAATAATACCATTTGCTCCAAATCTTCCATACCTTGCTACAACCCACAATCTAGGGTCTGTTTCTTTTAACCCATCCAGCGTATCTATGTAAGACTGCGGAATGAATGGGTTATCTTCACATATACTATGATGATAATACATAACTTCTTTCTTGTTTATCTTCTTAATTATCGTCCTTCTTCTGTATAACTCTTTTTCATCACATATCACTGTTTCTTTTCCACTTTCATCTGTGTGAGTGAAAAATGTGTTGTATACCCAATTCTCACGACCAACAGGATTGCAAGTAAGAATGAAATGTAATGTAACACCCGGCTGTCTGATACGACCTAACAACTCTGTATATGCCTGATATTTAATCTCTGAACATTCTTCTATCCAAACAATAGAAACACCGTTAATAGACTTTATCTTTTGTATTTTGTCCATACCACGAAAGATTATTCTTGAACCATTTGGAAATCTTATTTCCATCGGTGATGTTATAGCAATAACTTTGTCCGTTGGTGTTCTCCTGTTGTTTTGTTCTTCGGATAACAAATCTAACTTTTCTAATACTTCCTTCAACAAAGAATAACATGATTCTTTGATTGTTTCCCTTACTTCACGCACAACTAATGCTGTACGCTTTTCCTCTAATAGTTTCAATATAATCTTCAATGCTGTGTTATAACTCTTTCCAGAACCATAACCGCCTAACAATAAATAATGTTTATAATCCCAGTCAGTGAGATAGGAAGAAAACCGTTCTGCAACTTCTATATTCATGTCCATTGTTTTCTGTTTTCCTTTCTCTCAATATACAGCAAAAAGGCAACCGTCTTTGCCTGAGTATTAACGATTACCTTTCCACTTTATTATATTATACTATATTTTTTCTTTAACAATGCTTTCTTACTATCAAGTGCTTTCAAAAGGTTACACATATCTTCAACTGCTTTGCAATAACCTTTGTGATATTGTTCTTCTCTTGCTATTGACATCTCATGTCGTACGCCTTCAATTTTCATCAGGGCATTTATTTCTATTCTTGTTTCTTCGTCCATGTTATCTCCTTAAATATTTTCTAACATTTTGAGAAATTCAGTAACATCTTTTGCTTTTCCTTCTCTCAATCGTTTTACCACAATTGCTCCTTCTTGTTCTCCTTTGCTCTGACTTGATGTTTTCATATGTTTCTTTTTCCATGAGACTGCACTAAGAACGTTAGCAAGTGAGCCAGTTTTTAACATTTCTTCACAATCTTCGTCTTGTTTTACTTCGTTTAAACCTCTTAACACTTCAAATATTGTTGCAAATCCGTTATGAAATAATGCGTTACTTTCCTGCATATTTTCCAGTTTCTCAAGAATCTCTTTGTTTTGTTTTTCTACCTCTTTCAATTTCTTGAATACTTCTACTACTGTGATGTTCCTTTCATTGTACTCCATGTTATTCATCCTCCTTAATATAATGTATATAATGTGTAACTACCTGTTACAAACTACCCTAGCAGGATTCGAACCTGCGTATATAGGAGTCAAATTCCTCTGCCTTACCACTTGGCTATAGGGCAATGTTTTGTGTTTTAATGACTTTAACCACCTGTCAATTTGTTTTAAAAGAAAATATATATTTTATCTTCATTCGCTGTTATCACATCTATTCGTTTTATATCATAGCTTTTAAGTTCTTTAACTGTCATATCATCTGCTTTATATTCAGTTCTATCACTTGCATCAACGATAACAATATTTTCATAGTCATTATCAAACAGCTTTTTAATTAAATCCATCAAATCATTAATTACCATATTTTTTTCATATCCTCGTATTTGTTTTAAAATAAAAACTGCATATCTGCATCCGGACAACCATACATTGTATATTCTCTGATTTCCTCTTCTGTTGCTTCAATTTCATGATACTCACCCATTGCAATTGCTTCTTCCTGCGTTCCTTCAAATCCTTCATTAATTTCATATAATTTCATATAATTTCATAACTGTTATTCTCTTCGCTTTTTATTTTGTTTTCTTTCTTTAACTGTCTTTATT